GCATCTGGAGCGGGTAGAGCAGGATCTGGCCATCGCGGATTATGTAGCGGACCTCTGCGACGTCGAAGCAGCAGTTAGTTACCGTGACCATTCTGGGATCGCGGCTGCGGATGCGAATGGCGCCATCCTCGGCTGCGTCGAACAGGATGCCGTAAATCAAGCCAGTCCCTTCGGCCAATGCGTTCTCGATATTCGCGTCTCTATCGCCCCCGCCCTTCTCCGGGACGGCGTGGTTCCACGGGAAGGACTCGATCTCCTTGATACGCAGTTTGCGCCGCCACCTCACCTGTCCGTCTCCTCTGAGGTCGGGTGACGCTCGCGGACGACGAAATCAAGCTGGGGAGCGTCGAGTTCGTAGCGCCTGTCGCAACACTCCGCGTAATCAAGCTCCCCGCCGTTGTACCAGAGGGTTATCGGCTTGCCGCAGACTTCGCAGTTGGTGTCGTAGGTCCATGTGTCGAGTTGGATATCGGCAACCCGCCGCTTCTCCTTCCAGTTAAACATCGCGAGTCTCCTCTGAGGTCGGATTGAAGCTGATCGGACCTTCAAGGGGCGCTCCGCAGGCGCGACATTTGCCTGGCCAGTTGAACTCGTCGGGGTCGATGTTGCTGACCTCTACCGCTCGGCCATCAGCTGAGCAGAACCAGACCCAAACACGATCTCCGCGTTCTAGCTTGCCGCTCATTCCGTCTCCCTTGGAGTGGGGTTCTTGCCTGTGCCTGACGCGACTTCAAGCTCCTTGACACGCAGCCGCTCGACAGCCAATGCCTCTCCGAGCCGATCCATTTGGCCGAAGATCCAACTCAGCGCCCCGGCTTCGCTCTTGATTCCCTGCGGTTTCAGCCACTCGTTTGCGACATGGCGAACGTAGAGGTCGAAGTCAACTGTCCGCTCGCAATACGGACAGCGAAACTCGATTCCCTCAGCCATTGGCCGCCATCTTCCCGGTCGCGTGGTCGAAGAACTCACGTTCAGCCTGTACGCGGTCGCGACGCGCAATACCTTTCCAGCCGCACAAGCACCCGAACCTGTATCCGTTATCAACCCGCCTGCCCTGCGGCCAAGGGTCGTCGCCCCATGCCTCATCCCGGGCGCGCTCGACAGCGTCCCAGTCGAGAGAGTCGTCGGACTCAAGCCAATCGCGCAGAGCCTGCGTCGCAGCCGACAGCTCGGCTTGCTTCAACACCTCCACCTCCCTCTCCTTATTGGGCATCAGGATGGGTCTTTCAGAGTCTCTAGGGCGGCGTGTAGGGCGTCTCGGGCCTCCGCTGGCGTTGGCAGAATCCCTTCGTATTCGTGCACCCAACCAACAACCCCTCGCACCGCCTCGACCGCCTCATCCCCCAGCAGCCGCTCACTGAACTCATCTAGTAGCTGGGCTCGTATGGCAGGGAGGGCGGCAGCGAGAATTACACGGGCATCGCCGCGCCATTCCTCCTGTTCGGCTTCTCCCACATCCCGCCAAGGGACTTCGGGTTCCTCGCCCGCCGTCTGGTAGAGATCGCAAAGTGTTCGCGCGACCGCCTCAGCCTCGGGACTTATCTCAGCCGGCATCAGCTACCTCCTTGAGAGTCGAGGGCGGCCCGCGCCGTTCTCATCGCCCAATCAATCCACGCACTGGAAGACATGTCCTCGGTTTCGCGGGCGTCGATGATCTGTTCCAGCGCCCCCCGCAACCGCGTCCGTTCGTCACGCAACTCTTGAGAGTCGAGGGCGTCTTCGAGCTTGCGGGAGATTGCGGCGTAGAAGACTTCGGCCTCCTCGGCTAGCTGCGTGTGGTACATGACCGAAGACGACGAGGCGTAGCGTTGGAGGTCCCGCGCCTCCTCCCGCGTCAACTCAACACAGACCCTCCCCTCTTCTATGGAGTGTGGGTCTGCCTTCTCAGCCATCTACTTGCCTTCCTCTCGGGGGTCGATGCGGGGCCGCGTGTTGTTGCGGTCGTCTTCGCGAAGTTCACGGTGGAGATTTGCTAGGTGGGACTGGCGCTGACTGAAGCCGCGCTTTCCCTTGCCATGGAGCTTGTCGAGGCGGGCGAGTGGGCGTCTCATTGGTCCGCTCCATCGGGCCGCGCACCGCGCCGCGCACCGCGCCGTCCACCGCGAACGTGCCGAATCTCTGCGCCTTGCCGAGCCGCGTTTTTCTCGCCCGGACCACCTGGGAGCGGCTCGAATTTGACTGTCACTTGATGCCCCAGCGCCCCGGCAAGGTCGGCCAGAGTGCGGAGCGTCAGGTTGCGCTCGCCCGAAAGAAGCTGGGTGACATGGCTCTTGCCGCAGCCGAGCCGCTTAGCCAATTCCTTGCGGGTGACCTTGCCCGAGTCTTGGTCGGGACCCATCAGGCGGCAGACCTCCTCGGTGGCCGCCAAGATCAGCGTCTCTTGGGCGACTAGGCGCTCATAGTGCTTCGCCCGCTCATCCTTTACGTTCGGCTTGTAGTTCTTGCAAAGGTGGTCGTTGGGCTCACAGGGACGCTCTGGGTCGCATTGGTGCTCAGCGGTCATCAGAAGTTGAAGCCCTTCATCTCGCCGGTCTGCTCGCATAGCTGCGCGTCTCGGTCGGCGTGAGAGCAGACGACGCAAGATGCTCACCCTCCACTCCCCTGGGGACTCAAGTGGGGGTCTGGGTTGTCTGAGTTCAGGGCGGCTCGGGCTTTTCTGAGATCGCCTGCGGTCAGTCGCCAAGTGCAGGTGGAGTCGTCGGTGAAGGCGGCCGAGCGACCGTCGCCGCCGTTACCGGGCGGCCTGAGGAGGTGCCGACGGACGATCATGTCTCGACCGTCGGGGCGTAGGTCTCGCCGCGCTCACCGTAGGTGGAGGCGAGGGCGTTGTGGACGGTGAGCGGCTGTGGGTCACCGAACTTCCCGCCGTCGAGCAGCGGGCGAAGTTCGGGATGTACCCACAGTGAATATTTCTTCCACGATCCGTCCGGCTCGGGCGTCGAGTTGCGACAGAGGACGCAGATGAATTCCTCGCCACCGTCAGGGTTCGGCATCCGCCAGAGCTCGGCATCGATGAGGCCGGGGAAGGGTGGCTCGTGGACCTTGTCGATCAGCTCCCCGCCGGCCTGCTTGATGTATTCGGCCTGGCCGCCGGGAAGCATCTCCATGTAGGCGCGGCGCAACTCGGCGTTCCGCTCCTTCGTGATCCGGTCGGCGTTCAGCCAGCCCGGCTCAGTGAAAGCCTCGGCCGGGACCCGCAGGCCGTGCCAGAAATACAGCTCCCAGCCATCCCAGGCGATCGCCGGGCCGTCCTCACAATGGAGGCGGTGCGATCCCCAACCTCGGGGCGCGACCTGCTCGCGCCGGACGTACTTCGGGCGCTCGCAGACCATGACAAAGTTCTTGTGCGGCCACCACCAGCCGACCGTGCTTGCCTTTTCGTAGGCCCGCGAGCGATCCCATATGTCGCCCTCCAACTCGAGGTCACAGTGGTCACGGAAGAAACTGACCCAGGCTGAACCCCAGTAGCGCCCCCCCGTCCACCACTGACCACCGAGCCTGTAGGACCAGTAGCGGCGAACGGCCTGTCGCACCGCGTCGTCCACCGCGCCGCCCACCGCGTCGCCCACCGCGTCGCCCACCGCGCCGTCCACCGCGCCGTCCACCGCGTCGCGCACCGCGTCGCCCACCGCGTCGTCCACCGCGCCGTCCACCGCGCCGCGCACCGCGTCGTCCACCGCGTCGTCCACCGCGCCGCGCACCGCGTCGCCCACCGCGTCGCCCACCGCGCCGCGCACCGCGCCGCGCACCGCGCCGTCCACCGCGCCGCGCACCGCGCCGTCCACCGCGCCGTCCACCGCGTCGTCCACCGCGTCGTCCACCGCGTCGCCCACCGCGTCGCCCACCGCGCCGCGCACATCGGCTCGCGGGCTAACACCCGCGAGCCTCCCCTCGATGATCGAAGCGGCGATCGGGAAGGCCAAGGCGCCGACGAGCGGATTGGGAACCCGGACGACGACGGCAGGCCACTCGACGCTGGCGAACTCATAACAAGCCTTGGCGCCCTCCTCCCATTCGTTCCAGTCGGGGTCACTGACGTCGAGCGACTTTGCGATCCAGTAGTCGGCGTGAGAGTGCATGGCGGCCTTCTGGGCCGTGGTGAGAGTGTCGATTCGCTTAGGCATGGGGGCAGTGATCTCCTGAAGTTGGAGGGCGGGGCCCGTCGCCCCGCCCTGGGTATGGACCGGGGGTTGTCAGTCCGAGACGAGCTCGATGCCGCCGGCCTGGCTGTACTCGCGCTGACGCCGGACCTCGTAGGCGCCCGGCTCGAGCGTCACCGTGTCGTGCTCGGGATGAGTGAGCGCGACGCCGGCGGCCTCGGCCGTGATGGCCTCCGCCTCCGCGACGACCAGGTAGCGGTCCTCGGGCGAGCCGAGATCCTTGGCGAAGAAGGTCGCCTCCGGCGCCTCGATCATATGGAGGTGGCCGGTGGCCTCCCCCTCGGCGAGGACGATCTTGCCGTCCTCCCGGGGTACCTCTTTGAGCCCGTCCGGCAGCTTCTCCACCGGCACGAGCAGGATGTCGCCTTGACGCTTCACGGAACTGCTCCTTTCGTCGTTGGGTTGAGTCGTGGAAGTTGGGGATACGGCCTGCGGGCAGAGCAGACGACGCAAGATGCTCACCCTCCACTCCCCTGGGGACTCAAGTGGGACCGCTCAGAAGTTCTTCCAGCAGCCATAGCTGCCCTTTGGTTTGGGTGGGGCAGAGGCGGCTCGGAGAAGAAGTGCTCATGGGAGGAGACGACATCGACGAGATCGCTGCCGAGGAAGACGGTCGGCTCGAGCCCTTCGATCTCCGCGAGTTCGGCTGCGACCACAGGCCCCAGATGGTCGGCCGCCTCGAATGTCTCAATGGAATGGAGATCGTGGGAGGCGGTGCGGCGGACGAGGAATTGCTTCACGGCCGCTCTCCCGTGCGTCTACTACCTACTGAACGGTCCCGCTGCTCCCTATCTAGTACCGACTCAACGGCGGTCTGGGAGCGGCTCAGGCACGAAGGCTTCGCGCTTTTCGTAGCGGGTCCGACCTTGATGAAGCCGCCGCCGAGAGCCAGAAGCGCGAACTTCGCGGCAGGGGAGTGGAAAGCGGCTGAAGGGATTGGCGTATAGCGAATAGCAGACACTAGACGGCCTGCTACTGCGGAGAATCGGGTGCTGGCCGCTGCTGAGTGCGCCCTACGCTGCTCACCAAAATGTGCCCGTCTAGCCATGCTTCGCCGCCTTCCGCTGCTTCCGGCGCTTCGCCCTTCGCGCCGCCGTGCTTGGCTTCGTCATCTTTGTCCCATCGGACCGCTTCTTCCGTTTCTTCGGGGTATCCGACCAAAGGCCACCGACCTCCAACCGACCGCCGCTCCCCTTGATTCCTGTGTCGATCTGCTCAAAGTCTCCCCTGCTACCCATGCTTCGCCACCGACCTCTCTGCCGACCGCCGCAGAACTTCAGCAGGCTTCAGGTCAGCACGGTGCAGCAGCCCTTCGCCATCGTGGACGTAGCGGACCGGAGAGATCGTGCCGTCGTCGTTCTCCAGCGGCAGGATAATCTCGGCGCCCTTCGCGGTCCGCTCGATCCGGTCCAGCATCAACTGCTGTCCCTCGCGGTCCTCGCCGTACTCCTCGCGGAGCTGAGAGACGGTCCGCATGGTCGGCTGGTCGGAGACGGTCTTGTCAGCCATTCGCGGCCTCGCCATCCTCAACGGCCCGCAGCTTGGGCGGCGCGTTGAAGACCCGTCGCATCTGCTGGCGGGCGATCTCATCCCGCGGGTGGCCGTAGGTGTCTTCGATCAGCTTCGTGCCCTGGTGCCCTAGCTGTTTGGCGATCGCCCAGAGTTCGACGCCTTCCTCGATCAGGAACGTCGCGCAGAAGTGCCGGAGCTCGTAGAAGTCCATGCTCCCCTTCGCTCGAGCCGCACGGAACTGCTGCCGCCTCGCCTCGGGAAGGGTCGCCTCGAAAGCCACGCGGATCGGCTTCCAGTAGATCGAGAGGGCGGGCTGCGTGACCCGCTGGCCTTCTTTCCCGGCAAAGACGTGCTCGGCGTGGGCGCGGCGCGGCATCTCCCGAAGTGCCTGAGCGGCCGGCGGGGGCAGGTAGACGACCCGCGACTTGCCGTTCTTTGGAGACGTCAGGCGCCGCTTATGGAATTGGCGCTGAACGTGGATCGTCTCGGCCTTGAAGTCGATGTCGCTCCAGTTGAGCCCGAATATCTCGCTGGGCCGCAGTCCTGTGTAGGCGGCGAAGAGAACAAGGGAGCGGAGCGTCGGCCCGAAGGTGTCGTCGGAGCGCAGGGCAACATCGGCGAGCTCGTCCAGCTCCTCGCGGGTGATGGCGACGATGTTTTTCCGGCCCGCCCCGGTGGAGATCCCGAGGCGAGCGAACGGGTTGTCCAGGATCAGGTCTTCGTCCATCGCATCACCGAAGAAGGCGCGGAGAACCGAGATGTCGGCCTTGTGGTCGAGGGCGTAGGCGCGGGCCATCTTCCGGGTGATCTCGTTGAGCTTCCGGCTCCCATGCTGTTCCGTGAAGGCTTGCGCCGCCCGGTGGTACTTCTCGCAGGTCGACTCCTTCGGTCGGGGGAAGTCCCGGACCCAGCGGTCAGCGAAGGACTTGACCGTCTCCAGATTGGCGGGGAGGCGGCGCAGTTCCTCGATCTTGGCGAGCGCCGCTTTGGTCGCTTCCGCCTCGGTGTCGAAGGTCCCCGCATATTGCTTGCCGCCTCGGCCGGGGATGTACGGGAGGGCGGTCCAGCGCTCGCCTCTCCGCTTGACTCCATAGGTGTTCGGCTTCTTACCCACTCTCCACGCTCCTCCCATGATCGGCCAGCCAGGACCGGCACTCGGACAGGAGAAATCTACGCTTCCCGACCCGCATCGTGGAAGGCATTCCTTCGGCCATCCTCTGCTCGATCCATCGGCCGGACTTGCCGAGGAGCGGTTCGAGCTGCCTCTTCGTCAGCTCTGGCTCGGAGGTTCGCCCGAAGTCGACCACAGCGAGATTGCCTTCTGTCGTGACGAGGCCGCGCATCTACGCTGCCGCCTCAGCGCTCTCAAGCGGCTCTATCGAGGCGACTCGGCTGAGGGGGATGCCCAGGCTCCGCACGGAACTGACCCGGAGGTGGAGGACGTTCGGTGTGCCGATCTCAACCGTGCCGCTCTCTAGGCCGCCGTCCTTGCAGTGGATCTTGACCCGCTGGCCGACCATCTGCTCAGCGACTTCTGCGAGGTCGGGGCGGGCCTCAGCGTTTCCTCCGGGGCCGCGCTCGACGTTGACGGCGCGGCGTAGACGTTCAAAGCCTTTCTCACGCAGAGCTTCGGATGGCTCAGACGTCGGCCACTCCAGCATCGCCTCGGCCTCCTCGATGGGGAATTCCACCATGACGCGGCTCATGCGGTCAACTCCGGGTAAAGGCCCCTGGCAAAACCGCTGACAAAGCACTGGACAGCGAACGGAAGCCGCCCGTGAAGGCGCTTACGGGGTATAAACCCGAGCAGATTCTCCCGGTCGGTCCAAAAGCGTCCCGTGCCGACCAGCGCATCACCGCCTAGTGCACGTGAGAGCGGGCAGTCGAGGCCGAAGCCAGCCCTGCCTCCTTTTGGCATCTCGGGGATCGGTGGGCGCCCGCACTTTTGACGGACCTCGTTGCACCACTCGAGCGCCAGATCCTTGTAAGGGACATTCAGGTCAGGGTCCTCGTACCTGCTCGGGCGGCTCATGCGGACCTCAGGCTCGGCGCGAACTCGCGTTCGGCCTGCTCGAGCGCCTCGCGGAGATCCTGGTAGCTGACCTCCGAGCCGAAGCGGCCGACGTGGATCGCGACAGACCCGGCGTGGCCCGCTTCCCGTAACTCAAGGAAGCACGACGCGTCGGTTCCGGGCTCGATAGCTGGGACGGTGACAACGATGTCTCGCTCAACTCGGACGGGCATCCCGCTCCTCTCGTGTGATTTTGCGCCGGGCGTACTTGGTCGTGGTCTTGGGAGCGGCGTAGAGACGGGTCGGGTCGATCCGCTCTCCCGTCCGTGCGGCCTGCTCGACGGCTTCCTTGTTGATCGGGGTGCTTCTGGTGACCGCCGCGTCGAAGGCGTAGTCGCCCAGGTAAACCGGCGTCTCGTGCTCCTTGACCCAGCCCCGCAGGCCACTTTGGATCGGGGCTTTCATGCGGTCGAGAGCCTGAAGCCAGGCGAAGGCGTCGCGGGCATCCTCCGCAGACTCGATCTCGAGGACCGGGCGAAGGTGCATCGGGATCGGGCACTCCGATTGGGCGGGGCACTCCGAGCACCAGGAGCCGGGGACCGCCGGCCACTCGTCCGTCTCGAAGGAGCGCTCGAGGGCCGCTACGTTTCTTTCGAGCGAACGGCGGAACTCCGACAGCTCGTAACGGGTGGATCCCGCCTCACGCATGATGAGCGGTCCCTCGTCGGTGCGGTGCCGCGGGTATTCGAAGGTGAACCAGACATCGGTGATCCCCGCGCCGAGACTGAAGCCAAGACCCGGAGCCGTCCCCTCGATCACGGCCAGCGAATACAGGAGGCGCTGGAAGTTGCGCTCCGTCTCTTCCTGGCGCATCACATGGAGGCTCGTCTTCGCGTCTCTCAGGTACATGGTGGACCCAGAGACTTCAACGCGGTCTATGCGGCCCGTCACCTTGATCCCGCCGACCTCAAGCTCGACGTCGACCTCTGTACCGACCAGCGCCTCCAGATCAAGCACTGTTGCCTCGGCCCAATTCCAGGCGCACTGGCGAACTACGTCCTGCTCTTCGGCCGAAAGCGGGGCAAGCTCGTCGGCCATGATCGAGTCGGCCAGCTCAGTCGCGACCTCGCCGGGCATCATCGGCTCGCTCTCCGTGACCATCCAATCGGTAGCCCGCTGCATGAACAGGTGGAAGACGGAGCCACGGGTTTTCGGATGAGAGGGCGCTCCATCCTTGTGCTTCAGGTAGAGGAACGCTGAGTGCGGGCACTTGTCGTGCTTGGCCAGGAGGCTCTGGCGGAAAGTCTCGGGACGGTCTATCTGGGGCGGGGCGAGGGTGGTCATTGGTCCCTCTCAAACCACGCCGTGCCGCCGATCCCGATCAGTGCCGCGACCAGCAAGAACACCGGGAGAAGTTCAGGCATCGGGACCTTCCCTGTCCTCGCCTAGCTTGATGAGGCAGCCGATGAAGAGGGCGACCGGGATGGCGACGATGAACCAGCCGACGACGATCAGGGTGACTTCCAACCACTCAGCCATTGACCCGCTTCTCCAGGTCCGCGATGAGCTTCTTCAACTCGTCGTGGGAGTGGGCGGCGCCGGCGAGAGCGCGGGTGAACGCCGCCTTGGTCAGACCTTTCGCCTGATCTTTGCTCAGGCCCGCGTAGAGGTCTTCCGCTGTCTGCGTCAGGGCCTTGGCGGTCGCGTCGGTCAGCTTGGGCGGTTCAGCGGGAAGCTCGGTCTGGGCGGGACCCGCAGGCTCGGCGTCGGCTTCTACGTCTCCGAGAGCGCCCTCAACATCACCGTGGTCGAGGGCGGGACCGAACATCTTCTCGCCAGTCTTCTTGAGCCATTCCGAATATCCCTCGGCCAGCTTCGTGCGGCCCTTGTCGGTCAGCTTGAAGCGGTCCTTGCCCTTGTCGGTCTTCCCGTCCGCCGCGAGGTGCCCGTTCTCTGTCGAGAGGAACAGTTTCGGCAGCGCGTAGAGCGAGACGCCGACCCCGAATTTGACCGCCGCCCGTTTGAAGGCATCGGAGTAGAGGCCCTTGATAACCCGGTCGTAGCCGCTCCCCACATCGAGCCGAGTGATTCCGTCAACCGTGAGTCGGCAGAGCAGACCCTTGCCTCCCGGGACCTGCTCGTACTCGTCGGACCAAAGATGCGGGCAGACGTGGTTGAGCCGCTCGGCTGCGAGGCGGGCATCGATGTGAGGAACGACGAGCTTGCCGGTCTGGACTTTCCAGCGAACGGCCTCGGCGGTGAAGGGGCGGCGCAGGTGCGGGGCCGCTCCTCGCAGGGTGTTGACCGGCAGCGTGACATCGGCCAGCGCTGAAGTCGGCTCAGGCATTGACGCCCTCTACGACCCAGCCAAGGTCTGCCTCAGAGACTCCCAACACCTCGGAGATCAGCTTGCGGTGCTCGGGCGGCGGCTTCTTGCCTCGGCGGTAGTCGGAGACAAGCCGCCTCTCGACCCCAGCCTGCTCAGCGAAGGCCGAGTTGCTGATCTCCCGGAGCCAGAGGAGGTAGTCGAGCGGGACCTTTCCGGCGGGTGTTAAGTATCTACTGGACACTCAACGGAGTATATGCAGACCCTTCGGCGGAAAACAGGCAACCGCACGCTTTCGCCCCACAAACGCCGCATTTTGCGTAATGTTTCCCGTCTGGTGGTTACGAAACGGCCCCGACAACCTCTGCGGCGCATAGAACTTCGGCCGATGGAAAGCATGAAGCCGCTGCCCAAGACGTTGCTTGCCCTGATGGAGACGGAGGAGGTCGGGACCAACGAGCTCGGCCGGCGTTGCGCGGCTCACGGCTGGGGCTCTCCTGGCGCGGTCAGCCTGATAGCCCGCGGCGAACTGCGCCCTTCGCTCAATGCGATGGAGGGACTCGCGAGAGGTCTGGGGGTCGCGCCTGAGACGTTCGCGGAGTATCGGCTGGGGATGGCGCGGCGGAAACTTGACCCCGATGCGGTTGGTCTGAAAAAGGCCCTGGCGACGCTCGAGCACTTCAATCTCATCGAACGAGCCGCAAATGCCGAGGAGAGGGCTCCGAAGGCTCCGGGTCGTCGTCGAGCCTCTCGGAAAGGTCGATCCTCGTCATCTTGAAGTAGGGCGGCTCCTCCTCCTCGGGGTCGGCCTCCCGCAGCAGCCAGAGTGCGTAGTAGGCGATGGCGATGAGCAAATTCCGGTCGAGACCCTTCACGGCCCCGATCATTAAGCCAGGATTAGAAATCCGCAATACCGATTAGTACGAATGTCTAGCTCAGGCGCCGAGAACTTCGCCGAGGGACCGTTTGCCGAGGACCTTGTTGGCCTTCGCGACGATGGCGTCGTACTGCGCTTTGCTGATCTTCCCGGCGTCGAGCTGCTGTTTGGCGCGGGCCTTGGCGTTCGCGGCGTGGCTCTTGTCTGGGACCGGGTAGCTCCGGTTTTTCCCCGCGAACTGGCCGGGCTTCAGGTTCTTGCGCTGGGCTGCGGTGAGCTTTGCCATCAGAGCGTCGGGACCTCGGCCTCAGCGAAAGCCCGCTTGCTCGCCTTGGCGCCTCGCTTGGCCCCCCACTTCGTCCTGTAGCTCTCAGACACGGCGAGGATCTGACCATTGGAGGCGACCAGGTGGTAGTAGTAGCCGCCGTCTTGGCCCTTGAAGATCGAGTAATGAGCAGAGGCGGTCATGCCCGCTTCGCAAGGAAGACGATGAGCAGGACCAGGATGACGACGATCAGGACCCAGATGATCGATCATTTGACGCCTCGCCCTGCGCCGTTGCGAGCCACGCCGAGCTGACCCGCCCCGACTCCGACGATCCCGACAGCCGCGAGCGCCTGGAACACCGTCAGATCGCCGTTGAGGTAGGCGATCGTGGCGATCACGGCCCCGGCGATGTGGGTCAGGGTCGCGGCGGGAAGGTTGTCGAGGAACTTTTCGATGGCGCTCATGGGTCAGTCCTTCCGGGAGTGGTTGTCGAAGGCCCGGTAGCGGACTTCCGTGCCCGCTCCGAACTGGTCGAAGGTGCCGGTATCGACTTCAGGGACGCCGTGCTGATAGACGAGCGTGCCCTCACCGGCGCTGGCAGCTACGTGGAAGCCATCCCCCGAACCGAAGACGACCGCAACGCCCGCGTGCTTTTCGGCGTACTCGCGGGTGACCTTTTTGCCTTCGGTGAGGATCGTGCCGGTAAAGCCGCCGCTGGTGCTCGGACCCTTGAGGCCGCAGCAGTAGCGCAGCATCGTGAACCACCAGGAGCAGTCTGTGCGGTGGCCCTCGCCGGCAGGAACGTTGGTCAGCGCGTAGCCGATAATCCAGGTCCCGGCCTCGCTGTATTCGAGGCGAAAGATCCGGTGCGCCAGTTCCATCGCGTAGAGCAGCCGCTCCTCTGGCCTGCCTCCGCGGATCTGGTTGCGGCCGACCCGGTGCGGCTTGTTCAGCTCCTTGCGCCGTTCGACCGCTTCCTTCAACTGGAGAGTCCGGTGCTTGACGATCTTCCGCCAGGCGTTGCGGACCGCCACGAAGTGCTTCTCCTTGGCCTGCCCTTCGACGAGGTGCTTGCGGTATTCGTCAACCGTCATCGTCGTTAAGTATCTACTAGGCGCTCGACGGAACCGCTAGCAGAGTTCCGCTAGGTGGTCGACGGTGGTGCAAACGCCTTCTATGACTGGAGAGAGGAGCCCTGACTTCGGCTTGGGGGGCGGTTCGTGGGTCGGCTCAGAAGGCTCGCTGGATTCCGGCGGCTGCCCTGTCCCTCCTGGCGGCCCGCTCGATGGCGGGCCGGTTTGCTGGTGGCCCGAAGAACCGGGCTGGAGGGCACCACCTCCTTTCGAACACTGGCAAGGCATTTCCTTTTCGCTTGGCTTGATCGTGATCCCCGAGTTGGGCTTCGGACATGGGTAGCCGACTTTGAGGAATGAGATGCAGGTCGTGTAGGTGGAGGCGGCGCGGGAGGCTTCCTGCTTGGTGTGCTGGCAGTCGTAGCTGGCGGCGTTGGTTTCGCAGGCTGACCGTTTCTCGATCCGCTTGATCTGGGTGTCCTGCTGCCCGTTGATGATGATCGCGTAGGTCCCTGCGAACAAGGCGACGCCGATGGCAACGGCGAGCGCGACCGACACCCGCCGCAGCCGTTTGACGGTCCTCGCGAAGTCCGGGTCGGTGACTTGAAGCTGGTCGAGGAGGTCGTTCATCAGTGCCCCCCGCCGCCGAAGAGGACCGCCGCCGCCGCTCCAACGATGGCGAGGATGACGCCGCCGAAGAGGACCGTGATCCGGTTCATAACCGTGGTGGCAACCTGGACCTTCACGTCGCGGATCGCCTCTCGTTCCCTGAGGTCATCGATGTCCTCGCGGTCCCTCTTCTGGGCGGCCTCGACCTGCTCGAGCTTGTAGGCGTCGAGATCACTCACCCTCGCCTCCTACGCAGGATCGCCTGCACGATGTCTTCGGGTTCGCCTTCGCCCTGGAGGTTGACTTCGGTGTTCGGGGTGAGGAGCGGGTTCAGCGCGTTCAGGCTGGTGGCGCCGATGACTCCGGGGCGGGCGCCGCTTTCGCCACTAGCCGCTCCGCTCGCACCCACGCCGGCCGGGCCTGAGACGAGTTCTCCCGATGGTCCGATGGCGGCACCGGGAAGAACCGCCGATTCCTTGACCGCGACTTTCCCGCCCTTGAAGTGAGGCCGGACGATCCCCGCTATCGGCTCTGAGGCTGTCTCCTGGGACACGGGAGCCTGCGCGACTTCGTTCCCGTAGTTGCCGGAGATCATCTGGCCGTTGCCGATATAGAGGCCGACATGCGCGGTGCTGGAGGCGGGGCCGAAGACGAGGATGTCTCCTGGCTTGGCCTGTTGGAGGTTCGTCCCGATGTTCGAGCCGCCCTTCCAGGAGAGCCAGGTGCCGGAGTAGGCGGGATTTTCGGGTGCTGGCAGACCTCGGCGTGCCATCCCCGCAGCAATGAACTCCGAGCACCACGGTTCCGCTGCGCTGACTCCCGACTGAGCCGCCCATTTCAACTGAAGCCTCGATCCCTCCTGAGTGCCGAGGAGCGCTTTGGCCCATTGCACCATGCCCTCCGCGTCGGCTCTGACGAAGACGGTTTGCGGCGCCGGTCCCGGTCCGGTGTCGCCTGCCTTGACCGGGATCCCGGCCCGCCCTGCTGCCAGTTTCGCCTGAACGAATTGCTGGACCGCTTTCGGGTCGGGCGGTCGGCCTGCCTTCGAGAGTGCGAGGTGCTTTTCAGCTTCGCGCTTGACGGCTTCGGCGTACCAGCCCGCGTGATTGTAGGAGAGCGCCGCGTTGTACCAAGTGGCAGGGTTCTTCGTCGCCGGCGTCGACGGAAAGGTCTGGAGGTACTGACCAGCACCGAGAGAGGCGTCGCGGAAGTTGTAGATCGAGTGCTTCGCTGCGTTCGGCCCCCAGAGTTCCTGCGCGACCTGTTGCCAAGCGTCGCCCGATGCACCCGTCCCGTTGCCGATCTGGTACGGGCCCGCCGCGCCTGCGAAGTTCTGACCGGAATGGACACCGGGGAGGGTCGAGCGTCCGTAGTCGCTCTCCTGGCTCAGGATGCCCGCGAGAAGCGCTGCGGGGGTTCCTGTGCGCCGCTGAGCTTCCCCGAGCGCCCGGATCTTCGCCGGGTTCAGTTCGGGGAACTGGCGGGCGAGGGCTGCCGGGTTTGCGCCGGAATGTGCGACGCGGCTCTTGGCGGTCGCAAGGCGGTTCACTGCGCGGCGGGTTGCAGGGACCGTCAGCTCTCCGCGTTTGTTGACGCGCAAGCCTCGCCCACCGCTTTCGTCGAAGATGACCTTCCCGGTGCGGCTGTCCACGAGTTTGTTGCCTCGCCAAACCTGATGATTCCGCTTGTTGGCGTAGCGGCTCTGGGCGCTGAAGGTCGTATCGAGCGGCGTCTTGAAGGTGTCGGGGAAGTGTTCGCCCTTCTTCCAGCCCTTGCCGCTGGTTGCTTTCCAGAAGCCCCGCATGTCGTAATCGGTGTGTTTTGCTTCGGGGTTGAAGGGGACACTGTGGGCGGCAACCCAATGGCGGAACTGGCGCTCTTCTTCTGGCGCGAGTTGCGTCTGGTAGGGGCCGGGCTTAGCGAGGGACTTGTTGTGCGAGTAGGCATCCTTGTAAAGCTTGGTTGGTCCCTCCTGGGTGAATAGCGGGGTCTTCGTGGCCGCCTTGACCACCTGTCCGACCGTGGGCGTGCCGAGGGTCTTGCGCCCGAGAACCGAGCTGACCCGCTGCTTGGGGATGCTCGCCGCGTCCTGGGTGATCTTGTTGATTCCCTGAGCGGCCGTGTGGATCAGGGAACCCGCCGCTTCCCCGAGGCTCGACGGGGCTTCCTGGGGGCGCACACCGAGCCTGTGGGCCGCTTCTGCTGTCTCCTTGGCGGACGGGCCCGGAGTGATGAGGTCGGAGAGGGTGTTGAGGATGCCGGTCGGGGCGGTCCTTGGCGTGTACCGCGTCGGGGAAGGGCGGGACGGCGAAGGGGTCGGGGAACCGATGGGAACCGAGGGTGGCCGCACGTACGCCTTGGTCGGATTCGTGGTCGTGACCGCTTCACCGGAGGGCTTCGTATGGCCGGTCGGGTATTCGAGCTTCCCGGTCTTGTGGTTGTAATGAAACGATGGACCGGGCATTACGCGCTACCCTCGCTAGCCATGAACAACATCGACACGCCGCTCTGGGTCGTCGCCGTTGGGATCTTGCTCACGGTCGGGACGATCCTCTGGTACGGGTATTCCTTCGTGGAGCGCCTGTTCTGAGCGGTCATTGACCTAGCCCCTTCATGTAGCCCGCAACGCCGCTGTCTACGCCGCCGCCCCCATTCAAGGACTGCATGTAGCCAGAGACGCCGCTACTTGAAGAACTGCTCGAACCCGACGCAGGGACTGTGATCGTCTGGGTCGGTTCGCGCAGATGTTCGACCTCTGACTTCGGATAGGTCTTCGGGAGCAGGTTGATGTGCGGGGCGAACTTCCGCTTGCCTTCGTCTTCTTCGGTGAGCAGGTTCCAGCCGGGGAGAACGGAGCTGAGAACCGCCTCGCCCGCCGCAAGAAGGTGATCGCCTTCTCCACCCGGAAGCGTGGAGCCTTTCCAGCCCTGAACCCCCAGGAGCGCTTCGAAGGGGGCGCGGATTTGAGCCAGCGGTGCGGACCCGAATGCTTGGATCGGGTTGCTCGCGAAGGGGAAAGAGTTGACGCTGTTGAGGTTCAGGACGCTGCCGCTCGGGAGGGGAATGCCGCCCTGCGCCCAAGCGGGAAGCGGACGGTCGCCTTGTTTGTCGAGGCCAGAGTCTTCGCGTTCCAACTGCGTCGCTCGAGCAGTCGCCGCCAGAAACGCCGTCTCGATGGGATGGTGCGCCGGCATCGTTAGGTAGACGAATTTGTAGGCCGCCCGCGTCCACGTCCAGAAGGGGATCACGTTGGAGATGACCTTCCGGGCCGCCGGGCTCATCCGCGAGTAGTTGCCGAGAACCTGCTCGATGTCCTTCTGTGCCCGGACGAGTTTGGCCGGGTCAGATGCCACGCCTTTCGCGTAGTTGTCCGCGATCTCTTGAACGTGGCCCGCGGCGGTGGCGAGCGAATGTCCGGTGGCCCGCCAGTCCGCGATAGCCGCCTTGCCGATGACCCCGCGTTGTGGCAGAACCTCGGTGACGTAGGCGTTGGTGGCGAGCATGTAGTGGGTGAATTCCCGCAGGATGAACGGGGCGGCTTTCACAACCGCCTGTTTCGTCCCGTGTTTGCGTGACCACTCCGCGAAGGTGCGAATCGCTTTCGAGACGCCATCGGCCCCGGTGACGACGTTCTCGGTGGTGCGATGCGGGGCGAGGACGTCGACGGAGGAGAAGAACGCGCCCTGAGCGAGTTTTGCCTTGTCCTCGGCGGTGAGCGCCCTCTCGGCTTTCGCTCCGAAGTAGAGATGCGCCGGGTTGACGCCAGCCAGCACGGTCCGCATCGCATTGTCGAAGCCGTTGCCCAGGTAGAAGTTAGGGCTGAAGGGCAGAACCGCCCGCTTGAAGACGTTGGTGACCGACTGCGCGACCTTCAGGGCATGTGGCGACGGGGCGGCCTCTGCTAAGAGCTGCTCGGCCTGCGTCCGTGGGATCAACGCAACGGGGGTGTCGTCGGGGAGATTCGCGTTCGCAAGATCCAGGTTCCCACCCTTGCCCGCCAATGCTTCAGCCAGCGCGTCGTGTACCACTTTGGCGCCGATGTCCTCCGCGGCCGTAGGGTCCTGGTGCTCGAGCGCACCTTCGATCTCGGGCTTCTTGGCGGCGAAGGGATAGCGGGGAACTATCACCATGTCGGCACGGGGGTCAAGGCCGTGCGCCTCGGGGTTTTTCAGGGCCTTCTTGACCTCCCCAAGAGTCTCGGCGCCCCGAAGCACCGTGCCAAAGTGGGTGATGACGTGATTCCAAGCCTCGGCGCGACTCACCAACCCGATTGAGCGTTTCAGCGTCCCGGCGAGGCCCTCGATGTTGAAGAGGTGCGTCCCGGCCAAGGCAGTCGCGCCTGTTCGGGAGCCCTTCTCCAAAATCGCGCCGCCGTAGTTCGGTTGGTAGTGGATGCCGGGGGTCGGCTCGCGCTGGCTGATGAAACCTGGGTTGGTCGTGCCGTGCTCACGCATATGGGCATGGATGTCCTCGATCGGCAGCGGGTAGCCGTGTTCATCGAGGAGGCGGGGGCCGTGCGCGTGGGCCTGTTTCAACTGCGCCTCGATCGGGCTGAGTTTCTGGGCGCGCACCTTCTTCAGCCGCCGCGCCTCGGTCTGGAGCGCGCCACCTGTCTGCCGGATCTCGCCTTCGGCAGCGGCGACCCGTTGCTTCGCGGCGTCTCTGATGGCTTCAGCCTGCTCGAGCCGTTTCATTACCCTCGCCTGACCTTTCTCCGTTTTCCGGTTGGCGAGCGTGTCTTTCAGCTTGGCGCGAGCTGTTGCTAGCGACCGCTCTGCCTGTACCCAGCCAGATTCCGCGTAGGCGAGACGGGACTTTGCTGTCTGGTGGGACTCCATGTGGCCGGCGAGGGCTGCGCGGGCTTCTCCCTTAAACGCGCCGCGGACTTCACGATGCTGCCGCTCGAGGTCGAAGTAGAGCTTCAGCGGCTCGCCGTGCGTCGCCCCCATGTGGATGCGGGCGTATGGGACCGCTGACGCCATGAGAGCCTGATCGTGAGTAATCAGTTTGAGCTTGACCATCTGCGCCAAGATGGGTTTCTGGAGCTCGATGAAGGCGTTGGCGGCGGCGACGGTTGCCTCGACACGGTGCGGGCCAACCTTGGTAGCCCGTTCGAGGATCTTCACGTTCTCCTTGTTGCGCTTCAGCTCCTCCGGGCCAAGGACGAGATTGCCGTTGGTGTCTCTCGCCTGGGCCGCCTCTTCGATCATGCGCTTGTAGGCCGGAAGATCCTTGGCGAAGGTGCCGGGATCATGAAAGAGGCGTTCGACCGCGAGCCCCACGACGTCGGCGCTCTTGCGGTCGAGCTTGCCGACCGTGCGCCCTCGGACGCGAAGGGTTGGCCCCTTGCGCGGCAGAATGTCTTTCAGCGCTTTCAGGGCCTCTCGGTTTCGCATCACTTCAACGGCGCGGTTGCCGACTGTCTCGCGGTTGATCGCCTCCTTGAGGAAGTGCTTGCCTTGGCGGGTGTCAGGGGCTATTGAGGTGACGCGGCGGTCCCGCGAGCGCTGGCCGAAGTGCGGGAAGTATTGGCGGATCAGGTCGGGCGAGAGGCGGCCACGATCCACCTTCGTCGGGGTGCCCTCTATCGAAACCAAGGGGCGGTTGTCGACGCTCCCGACGTCTCCCGGCAGCGACCGAGCCGCAATGCCTGCGCCGCGACCGATGGCAGAAGCAAGCCCGCTTGCTTCGAGGCCGGAGTAGATCGGACGTTCACCGAACCGCTTGGCCGCCTCGCTGAGGTTTCCGGAGGCCAGCGCCGGAAGGAGCCCCGTGGCGAGGTACTGCTTCTTCAGGTTGTCGAGTTCTTCGGAGTTGCCCTTGGCCGCGTTGATCCCAGCGCGGCCCGTCAGGTATAGGGAGGGCAATACCGTCGCGGGAAGATTCACGGCTTCGCCTGCGAGAGGCAGAACGTGGGAAGCGTCGTTGGCAATCGAAGCCTCCAGCCCCTTCCCTTCGAAGCCCTTCAGGAACTCTTTGGGATCGCCGTGGATCAGCGCCGCAGGAGCCTGAAGAGCAAGGGGGGCCGTGAAGGGATGCTTAACGGGATAGGTGGCCGCCTTGCCTCCGACCTTCCCCGCGACCTTGACCGAAGTGGGGAGTGCCTCGGCTCGTTTGGTGGCGGCCTGTCGAGCGGTCCTCACGAAGTCCGGCTCGGCCTTTTTGGCGGCGCCCCTGAGAGCCGTTCTAACCGCCCCGGAGTCCTGTGCGGCCTTCTCCCCCGCCTTGATGCTCCGTAGGGCGTCGGTGAGAGAGGCGGCGTCTGAGATGGGTACTGGCGCGGTGATAGCAGCAGCCGCCCGCACCTCCTTTTCATTGGGCGCGTGGACGAGCGGTTTGATCCCCTGGTAGTTCGCCTTCGCGACTTCGAGGAGGTTCTTGGCTTCGTCCGTGGCGAGCGAGCGGACCGGGTTCGAGGAGGAGCCGACCGGAGAGCCGCCGAGGTTGCCGAGCGCCGAGAGGATGGTGCCGGGGTCGAAGCCGCTGCTCGTCGTGTAGCCCCTGAAGACGTGGCCGCGGAGCTTCTCGCGATTCGCCATGACTTCGGCGTGCTTCCCCTTTGCGGTTGGGGCGTAGGGGACCGCGACGTCGTAGTGACGCTTGCGACGGCCCGACCCCTTCAGCGCCTTGCCTAGCTCACCCGCGAGGTTGAATCCGAGCGCCATCGGCTATCACCCCAACGGCAATGACGTCACCCGAGCGACAGCTTTGACCCCCAGGCGCTTCCGCAGCTCTTCAACCGCGTGGACAGCGGCGACCGGATCGGCCCCCTCGGCTTCTTTCGCGACCTGCTGGGCGAAAGCGAGCCATTCTTTCTTGCCGCTCGGGACGACGACGGGTTGCCCTCCAACTTCTTCCCCGCTCTTAGCAGCCGCCACCGTCTTATTGAACAAGTCTTCCGCGACGATCAGGGCGTTGTGGACGCTGCGGCCCGCGCTTTCCTTGTGCTTGCCTTCTTCCTTCAACGCCGAGGATCCCTGCCCCCGGAGTTCCTTGAGCCGCTGGTTCAGGGCCTCGGCGGCGCTCTGTTCGGAGGAGGCGCGATCGGTGATGAGGTTCTGGCGGTCGGCGGCGAGGGTCTTGTTGCGTTCTTCCGCGGCGCCGGCGAGCAGGGAGGGCAGGGCAGAGGCAGCGTCAGCAGCTCGCGACGTGAACTCGCTCTTGGTCTGCTGCAACGCGGTCCCCTTAAGGCCCGCTCCTTTCAGACCCGAGAGAGCCTGAGCGAGAGCGCTCTCCTCGGCGTTCGTGGCACCACGGGCTGAGGCGGCTTCGTTTTGGTACTGCTTCTTGGCGACGCCGAATTTCCCCCGGTCGGCAGCGAGGACGGGGGCAGCCGCACGCTGAGCCGCCGCCTTCGTCCGCTTCGCTTCCAAGTGGCGGATTTCCGGGGAGAGCTGAACCGGGTGAAGTTGTTTGTTCCCGACTGTCGGCACTGTCTTTCTGCGGGCCATCAGTGGCCACCTTTCTTCTTCGTTTTCTTGCCGGGCGCGCTGGTGCCGCCGCCGTTGTTCCCCGCGCCGCCTTCAGCTTTGGCGATCGCTTCGGGGTGAACCTGTTTCCAGTTGGCGAAAACCTGGGGGTGTTCTGCTCGAGCGGCGTAAATCTCCTGGGCGAGCAGGTCGACGTTCTTGATCTGCTCCTCGCGGCGGGCGCGTTCCTGGTCGCGGTTGGATTCGAAGAACGTGCGGCCCGTCGAGCGTTTCGCACCTTCGCGTTCTGCATTGCGGCCCAAGTTGAGGCGGCCGAGAGAGGTCCCGCGGTCCTGAGTGATCTGACCGCGTGCCGTGCCGATCCTGCCGAGGGCCGTGGCGAGGTCTTCGTTGGAGCGCTGCTGAGCCGTGTGGATCGGGGCTTCCGCGAGCCGCTGGTTGCCTGCGCGGGCCGCAGCTGAGGCCGTGAGCGTGCCCTGGTCGAGGACTCCGGCTGCGTTGGCGGATTCGGCTTGGCGGTGCGCCTGCTGACCGAACTGGCGGGCGATGTTGGCGAGGCCGGTCTGAAAGTCCTGCTGCTGGCGACCCGCGTTCCTCTGGGTGTCCGCTTCCTGGTAGCCGAGTTTCTGTTCGCCTCGGTTTGCCGAGCGGTTGATGTCCTGGCGGCTCTGGCTCGTTTTGCGGTGGATTTCCCGCAGCGCCGTGGTGAGGTCGGTTTTCGCGAAGTGCTGCTTTGACGTGGTGTCGGCTTCGGTGTCTTCCAGCCCGCGAGCCGCTTCTCGCCGCTGGGCCTCGATGGCGGGATCGAAGCTGAGGAAGGGCGGTGTGATGTAGCTCGAGCCCGTTGAGGTCGGCTTCGGGGAGGGCTTGGCGTTCGGGTTGTAGGAGGTCCCGCCGCTGCCGAGCCCGGGCCGCACGCCGCCACCGAGTCCATAGCGCCGCGCCATCAGAGAACCCGCCATTCGCCACCGATGCGGCAGTAGAGGGTCGGGCCCGTTTCATCGACCGCTGTGGTTCCGTCGAGGGGCGGTTTCGGGAAGTCTTCATCCGTGGGCACACCGTTTTTGATGAGCGCGACGTTGGGCGGGACCGGGATTACTCCGGGGCGCCGCAACTCGTTCTGGAACCAGCGGCGAAGGTCGCCCTCGTTCTGGAGGTTCCCGAGGCTCATGGCTGCGGGATGAGGAGGTAGACGAAGCCGGTGCCAGCTTCCTTGACCCTGCTGGTGAAGGGGCCGGAGGCTTTGCCGCGCAGCTTGACCGTGTGGGCCGCCGCCGTGAGGCTGATGCAGTAGTCCTGGCCGACCGTCTCATGCTGGGAGGTCGTGGCGACGAGGGGGAAGCCGCTCAGGATCGGCTCGGCTCGGTCCACGCCGTCGACATTCAGCGAGAGGGTCGCCAACTGTTCCCCCGTGCCGCCCACCACCGTCTCGATCTCGGCCGTAGCGAAGACCAGTAGGAGGCTCGGAACGGCGGGAGTAATGCTGAGTGTCGCCCCAGGGACATCCTGCGAGGAGCCGGTGAGGGTCAGTTCCGCAGAGGCACCGACTCTGGCCGCCCGGAAGAGCCCGTTGAAGGCTTCCGCGATTGCGTCGAATTCGGCTTCAAAGTTTTCGCCAGTGATCGTTTCGTCTTCAACGAAGCTCTTGACTCGCTCGAAAATGCTCATCGTCTTGTCGCTCCACTCGGTCGGACGGTTAGCTCTACGGACCGCAGGGCGCAGACAGCGGCTGGGCCAGAGGACTTGAGGCGGGTGCGGATGAAGCGGGCTTTCTTGCCGATGCGGAAGCGGGCCGGGTCGCGGGCGTCGCTCTCCCCCGCTTCACCTATCGGGATGAAGGTCGCTCCGGTGCTGCTGCCGAACACCGCTTTCCCGAATACGGCGGTCCCGAACCTGGCACCGGTCGATTTGGTCGCACCCGCGCCGTAGTAGGCCACTACCTTCGCCCCGGCGCCCTTCAGTTCGTAGCGAGGTTTTAGCGCCCGGACACGGTTGATCGTCCCGCCGCCGGTCGGGTAGTCGCGGTTGGTGATGTCGAGATCGTGGACTGAGCCGTCCGCGTCAACTTCGTGTTCGTCGTCGGGCGTGAAGTAGTGCGAGCAGTCGACGAGCTGGGAAGGGGTGCGGGCTTGGGCGCCGAGGAGGAGCGGTTCGCCGCTGACCGGGGTGTGGACCGCGAAGGAGGTGATCTCCCCGCCGTCCCCCGTGAAGCGCGACCAAGGGAAGACCGTGAGGCCGCGAGAGCGCGTCGGGCGGTCGAGCAGGCAGACGAACAGCTTGCGGACCGCACCCGACCCGGTGATGATCGGCAGCAGGTAGTGGCCGCGGTAGACCTCCGCTTTGCCGAGCTTGTATCCCGCCGCGATCTGTTCGCGGTAGAGGCGGTCGATGGGCCGGGAGATGCGGACCGGCTGGCTGATTCCGTCCATCAAGTAGATCCCGTCCTCAGCGGGCACGACGAGCCGCTGCTGGGATCCTGCGATTCCGGTGGCGCCGGCGAGCGCAATGTCGGAGGAGAGCTGCTGGAGGCGGTGCTGCGGGTTGCCGGACTGGTCAACGATGTCCAGCGCCAGCCCGTCGAGGACCCAGATCCCCGCCGTGGTGAAGATCAGGACCGTCTCCCCCACTGTCGCCACTCCGCGCCCTTCCACGCCTTCGGGGAGCGTGTGTTCGTTCGTGGTCCCGAGGCTGTTGGTGAAGGTGTGCGGGTCGTCGGGCTCGGTGTATTTGACCGTCCGCCCGTTCAGTAGGACGAGGCGGTTGGCGCAGACACAGAGGTAATCCCAGGTTTCGTACGGGTCGGAGCCGACCGTGTAGATCGGATTCAGCGTGTAGCTTTTCCCCGAGCCGCCCGTCCCTTCATAGGCATCGCGCAGGGTGAGTTCCGTCGTCGAGTTGATCGCGGCGACCACGTAGACCCGCTCGGAGCCGATCTGCATGAGCATCCCGGCATCGACCAGCGTGTTCCAGGTCGTGCCGGAGCCTTTGACCACCTTCGACCCGGCTTCGACTTTGATCGTGCCAGTGGAATACGGAGCGGTCTGTCGGGAGCCGCCGTAGATCGTCCCGCCGCCGATGAAGAGCAAGTCCTCGAGCGCGGCCGACTGCTTCGGCACCGAGAGCCCGTTGCCGCCGAGGTTGACCGGGACATCGCTGGTATCGAGGACTCCGAAGTTCGCATCGTCAGCAAACAGGGAACGCTGACCGGGGAGCAGGTAGCCGTCCCAATTCCAGGTCAGGCCCGAGTCGGAGAACGGCGTGATCGTCCCGCCGCCGAAGTCATCCAGCTTGCCGCTGAAGGTCGTCACGCCGATCCGCCCCGAGGTGTAGGTGGAGTCTTCGCCAGCCAGAACGCGGGTCCACTCACCGCCGCTCGGGAGCCGCCAGGCCGAGATGTTGCTGCCGATCGCCATGATCGCCAGGGAGTCGCCATCTACGAGGCGCTGGTGGGGCTTCAGGGCGATTTGATGCTGACCGCCGCCTGGGTCCACGCGGACCAACGACAGCGCCCAGCGACCGCTCGTTTCTTCGTTGATGCCGAAGTAGTAGCCACGCAGCGTCGAGGCGTCGCCTTCGCCGGCCGTGCGAATCCATACTGCGTTTGCGAGATCCCCGAGTTCGACGAGGGTGACGTAGGAGGATCCGTCTTCCACCGTTTTTTTGAAGACCGCCGAGCCAAGGAAGAAGCCCGAGGGGACCAGACGGTTGCTCTGGACCTGGAGGTTGACGCCGGTTTTTTCCAGCGCGCCGCCCCATTCGCCCCCCTTGGACACCGGATTCTCATTGGCACGGTTGAAGTTGTCGAGGATCGGAGCGGCACTCGGGAGGATCTTCGACTTGTAAGCGGTGCCGCCCCGCCGGTAGGGATGGCCTTCTTCGTCGAGGCAGACGTTGACGAGATCGTAGGCGGCGTTCTCCGGGATCAGCTCCGGCGCGATGTCGCGGACCATGCCGCCACTGAAGTCTTCCTGGAAGGGACCGTTCCCCCGCAGCGCCGGACTCATGCAGTGACTCCCGAGATGCCGAAGGTGACGATGCCGTTGCCGCTGGCGCGTTCGTTGTCGTAGCGCTCGAGGTCGCCTACCGCGAGGTCGCCCTTGGCTTTCTCGACTTCGGCGAGTTCGGGGTTGTCCTCGATCGCTTCGTAGTAGACCTCAGCCGCGAAGTACCGCAGCTTGGAGTGCCAGTAGCGCGGGAAGGCGACGGGCTCGAGCGAGGGTTCGTCGATGTTCAGCGGGACGGGTTCGTAGACATACTCGATTTCCAGGGTGTCGCCGCCGCTGGGGGTTGGGTAGAGGTAGAGGGCGCGGTTGCCTTCTTCGTCGGTGCCCTCGTAGTAGACGCCGACAACCTGGAGCGTCAGTTCGCCCTTTTCGTACTGGCGGACCGTCTCGCGGTCCGAGGAGGCCCAGGGAGTGCCCGCTACGGCGACGGACTGCGGCAGGAGGAAGTCCGCAGGCAGTTCGTAGGCAGCTTGGGCGGCCACGGTGGACCCCAGATCGACTGTTTTGCGCGGGTACCGTGACCGCCGTGCCGCGTTGACCTGGCCCTCGTTAAGAAGGTCGCAAGCCTCTGCGGCGGTGAGATCGAAGCCGGCGAGGGAGTTAAGGCGTGCTGTCAGAGCCGTTAGATCCACCGTGGTCACCTATTTCGGTTTCCGCAGCGGCCTCCGGCTCGGAGGACTCCTCAACGATCATCTCAAGGGCCGTGTCTACGGCTTCAATGATCGTTGGGCGGGGGTTGTCGCGTTCCAGCTCTACTTCTCGGATCGCCTCCAACTGGACCTTGTTGCGCTCGACCGATGAGCGGGCGATCAGCTTCATCGGGTCGGCCATCGCGGCCACGGGGTCCTCGGCCGGGGGCGGTTCCTCGTCGAAGCCGCTGGGTCCGGGAGTTTTGAAGGTCGGGTGCTTCCGCAGTTTCTCGATCACCCGCAGGTCGTCGGTCGTGAACATGCTGTTCTCGAACTGGACCTTCCAGGGCGTGTCGTCGATGGGGATCTCTTTCTCCCCGTTCTTCACGCGCTGACGATTGACGTCTTCTTCGCGCTGGATGAAAGCCTCGCGGGTGAGGATTTCGAAGCCGCCGGCTCCGTTGGAGACTTTCTGCTGGGGCCGCAGCACGAGAACCTGATCGGGGCAGCGAGAGAAGAACGTAACGGCGACCTGCTCGGCCTTTGGTGTCTCAGTCGCGGTTGGCATCTGTTCGTTCTCCTCTGTCGTAAGCGTGGGGAGCGGCCGGAATGCCGCCCCCCACTAGGTTTCTCAGCCGGTGATTCCCGTCGCCACGCCACCCGTTTTGGGCTGCGGGAACTGGAAGCCGCACTCGGTCAGGATCTCGTCCTTCTGACCGTCAGCGTCGTTCGCCTGGCGGTTTTTCAGGAGCTTCGTGTCGCGGCTGCCACCGGGAGCGCTTCCGTCTCCGAGGTAGCGGTACTGCGGAGCCGCCTTGCCGAAGTCGACGGCGATCATGTAGCCGCCCCAGACCGCGCCCTCGAGCAGGTTGTGCTTCACCAGCTTGAGTTCGCCCTGAGCGGTGATGTATTTCGAGATCGCGATGCCGGCCACCTTGTCCTGATCGGACTGGATGCCCTGCAAACGACCCAGCGCGTAGTTGTTGATGACATCCAACGCCAGCGCCGAGCAGAACACGACCTTGTTGGAGCCGCCGTACCGAGTGATCGAGCGAATCCAAGACCCGAGCTCGGCCTCGGTCATGGTGCCGCCCATGTCCTGATTGTTGGAGGTCAGGAACGACAGCGCTCCAGCCGTGGTCCGCAGCGCCTTCCCACCGGGGCCAGTTTGACTCGCCTTCGAGCCGAACAAGCCCTTGAACTCCAGGCTGAGCAGGTGCTCCGTGTTGGCCTTGCGGTGCTGATGGACCCACGCATGGGGCGTGGTGTTATTGCCCGAACTCATGGCCGTGCCGCTTTCCTCGACCGAGGTGCGGGTGATCTCCGTGAGGTTGGAGATCGTGGTCGGCGCCTTCCGACGTGCAGTCAGAGAGGTCTGACCATCTTCCGCGACGACTCCGACCACGAACAGCGGGTCGTTGTCGACGAGCGCGGCTTTGGTCGTGCCCGCGTAGCCACGTTTGCATTTGATTTTCGTGGATTCGACCAGTTCGGTGACGAACATGATCTCGCTGGTGCGCGGGACTCGGATCAGCGCGTTCGCGTAGAACACTTCCTGCGTGTCTACGACGATCGTTTCTTCGGAACTGGTGTAGCCGCCGCCGTTGTTGACAGCGTCCCAGCGGACATCGCGTTCGTCCTCGACCCACTTGAATTCCGGGTCGATGGTCGAACGGACGTTGCCGCCGTTTTCGATGCTCTTGGTGAATACGGTCAGCGGCGCGTTCTCCGGCTCCAGCAGAAGGATGTCCTTGTCGAGGGCAATCGCTCGCTGGGTCGAGGAGAGGTCACTCAGCTGAGCCTGGCCTGAGATAACGGTCATTGCTTCGTCTCCTTGTGGACGGTGCTCACCGGCTTATGCGAGCGGGTTGCTCGCCCCTCCGGTGAGGAGTTTTCGGTACTGATCCGCCTCGGAGTCCTCGCCCACCTGGGTCTGTCCCGCCCCTGTCTCCAGAGACGCTCCGTTTGCCCCAGCCTGCTCGGCCGGTACTGCTCCGGCGTCAGCCAGCTTGGCCTTCGCCGCTGTATAAGCCATATCGAGAAGGCCCGTATCGAACGCGACGCCATCGTTGTCGTAGCGCTGCGCGAGGCCATCCATCGTGGCGACGATCTCTTTGAAGAGGTCGCTGCCGGGCGTGACATCGGAGTGCTCCTTCTGCCATGCCTGAACCCGCTCTACCTGACGCTGCTCGTGGATTGGGTTGACCATCTCCTGAGCGGCCGATTGGGCGAGGTCTTTGATGTAGCTCTCCAACTCGGCGAGCTGTTGCTGTTGATCCTGCTGACCGGGATCGACACCCTGCTGCTGGCCCGCCTGAGCCAGTTCCTCGGGGGAGAGGCCGAAGTCCTCCTCGCCGCCCTGAAGCGCTGAGAGAAGGTCGTCCGGCTGAGGACCCTGAAGTTCCTGGAGCTGTTGCTCGGCGGCCTGGGCCCGCTGCTCCATCTCCTGAAGGCGCTGGTTGAACTGGTCCTCGGGGGAGACGGTCTGCTCGGGGGCGGCTGGCGCCTGGGTCTGAGCGGGAGCCTGAAGCTGCCCGTCGCCGTCTGCCGCTGCTGGTGCTACCGCTGCTGAACCCTCCATTGCCTACTCCTCCTCTTCGCGGAGCGCCTGCGCCGCTTCTTGACCGTTTTGGATGAGTCCCTTGGCGATCGGGACGACTTCCTTCAGCCCGCGGATATGACCCACCGTGTCTGCGTAGCTCGCCGCGTCTGCGTCGGCCTTGCGGAACATCCGCTGGTGGAAGAGCCCCTCGCCATGTAGATGCAGCGCGTGGGCGAGCGCCTGAAAACCGGGGTGCTTCAGCATCTCCTCAACCTGCTCGCCGACGCCGACCTGCTCTTGGCGGGTCGAACCGGGGAGTGCCGCTGGCATCACCCGCTCGTCGTCGATTGTTGAGTATTCAGTAGACACTTAACGCCTCGGCGGCAAGAATGGCACCGCTCATCGGACGGAATGCGTAAGTCAGCGCCTACGTTTGCGGAGTCGGCGTCGAGACTGGCTTGGATGCGGGGCGTAGAACGGCTTCCCGGAGAGAATCGCTCGCAAGGTCATCCCCGCCGGGCGAGCCTTGCCAGCCCTATACGGCTGGGTGCGGCGGGAGGGCTTCATTCGACTAGGCCCAATTCGTACATCGCTTCAGCGACTTCTTTGGCGGTGGCTTCGCTGGCTGGTTTGATGTTGGGCTTCCTCGGGTTGTGCCAGGTTAGATTCGGGAGTTTGGGATCGCTGGTCACGCCGCTGTTGGCCCCGCTGATGTTCGTGATGATGTTGGGCGCGGTGTTGGCGAGCACGGGCGGTTCCCCGATGTTGCGCGGGTTCTTCTGGATGTTGATCCCGTCGATCAGCGAGCTCTCCGGCCAGCTGGAGTTGCCGTCTTCGTAGTCGAAGGTGATCGAATACTGCGAGTCCGAGCCGCCCGCTGTGTAGAGCGGGTGGATGTTGCGGAACCAGGCCGAGTCGGAGCCGCCGATGTGGATCGCGCTCAGTTTGTTGCCGACGCTGGATTTCGGCACGGCGATCCAGATGTGCTCCCAATCCTCGAAAGAGCAGTTGGCGTCGGTGCGGCCTTCGCTGGTCAGGAGGATTCCGGCGTTGCGGGTCGATTTTTCGGATTCGGGGAAGCCGTTGAACTGAACCCCGACCCGCCGCCAGGTGTTGTGCATGGTGTTCGTGATGATCGATTTGAAGGCGGCCGAGGAGCGGCAGATGATCCCGGTCCGGGTTTCGACGCTGTAGAGATCCTCGACCTGACCGAACTGACCGGCGGTCACTCGCAGGGGAGAGGCGGCTTTGCCCTTCCCGTGCAGGAGGAGGCGCTTCAACCCCCAGCCGCCGACCGGCCCGAGAACCTCGACCATGTTCCCGCCGGCGGCGCCGTTCCAGGTGAGTTGCACTCGAGCGGAAGAGACGAACTGGTCGAGCCAGCCTGGCTGCCCGACGCCCTCAACGATTCCCGCTCTGGTGGCAGTCAGTTCTTCGGCCGAGCTGCCGTTGCCGATGACGAGCGGGTTGGTAATTGAGTAGGCGCCAGGCCTAGCGATTACCGCCCGCAAGCCAAGGGGGCTCAGAACTTCCAGTGCCTCGTTGATCGGGACCGAGTTGTCGGTGACCGTTGTGCTCACCCCGAACTCGGCGCAGATGTCTACCGCCTCTAGGGCTTCCTCCGGGGGCGGTCCGTCTTCGCCTGGCGTGAACCGTTTGCTCTGCCAGGCTTCTGCGACTTTCGCGGCGGCAAAGTAGGGGACGTGATCGGTCAGGCCGGTGAAGGTCAGTGAGCCGCCCGTGACGGTCGCGGTCACCACCGGGCTTCCGGGCGGACCGCCGGCGGGGAAGCTCGCGTAGCCCCGTGCGTCGTAGGCCGAGACGCTCGTGCCCTCGGGGAACGGCGTGTTTGGGAGGGTGAAGGAGGACATCAGCCCGTCAGTGGATAGAAGAGGCCGCCAAAGGCAGCGGTGATCGTTGCTTTATAAGCACCGGAGAACGGGACGACTTTGCCCGCCGCTTCCACTGCAAAGGTGATCGGCTTTTCGGAAGTGGCGACGGAGATGAACTGCTTGTTCGCCGGCCTGGCCGCCGCCGGGAGTTTGAATGCTTCAGCGTTGATCGCAATTTCTTCCCCGGCCTTGACCTTCACCGCACCCCGGAGATACGCCACGCCCAGCTTGACCGCATACTGGAGTTTGGGGCCAAGACCCGCCGCTTCTTCGAGCTTGGCGCTCTGTCCTTCGACTTCCAGCCATTCGAGTTCTTCCTGGTTGCGGCGGACCCCGATGATGACGAACGCCAGCGCACCGCTGTCAGTCTTCTTGAGGGTCGCCGTCTCGCCGGCCGCCAGAGTGAGCGTTTTCCCAGGGACCGCGATATTGGTACCCGCTACCGCATCCTGTTCGATTTTCGTCCCGGCGACCGTGGCGCGGAAAACGACCTCCTCGCCCACTGCCATGACCGACTTGATGAGCTTGATCGTGTTGGTCGCGTTGGTCAGGACCACTTCGCGGGCGTTGTGGATGTCGAGGATGGCCGCTGTTCCGATGGCGAGCGTGATGCCGCTGCTCTGCCCGATCGGGAGCGACGCGCCCCGCGAGAGGTCGTGAACTCTTACCTGGCCGCTCATACTTGCACCACTCCTCTGTCGATCGCCGAGTTTGTGTCGTAGCTGACGCTGCCCTCAGATTCGCCTTCGAACTTGGCAATGAAACCTTCTCCGTTGCCACCCTTGGTGAGCGGAACCCCGGCTACCGGGCCTTCGGTGCCGTTGGCTTCGACCGGGTTGGAGAGCGTCAGCGTCGAGCCGACTACCGTTGTGAGCGTGGTCCCGGCTTTGATCCCCTTACCGACGATCGTGTCGCCTTCGGCCCAGGTCCCACCAGAGGCGGTGACCGTGGCCGAGCCGACCGTGAGTGTCCCGGAGCCGTTGGATGTGCCTTCAGAGGCACCAGAGACCGACACGTCCATATTGACCTGACGACATTCCCGGCGGGCGAGTACACCCCGCGCCTGGTTCTCAAAGTCGGCGCCGCGTTGCAGGTTCAGCCAGCGAACACTTTCGGCGAGAATTTGCAGATCGGCGTTCTGGAGCGTGCAACCGTCTTCGAAGGTGAAGAAGGCCGGCGTGTTGGTGGCTCCGGTGGTCAGCAGCCGGAGGTTCGTGTCTGCCGCCGCGTGGGCGAAGACCAGAGGAGCCTTCAGCGTGATTTCGCTACCGGACACCGATTCCACTTCGCAGACCTCGTTGTGGTAGCCCTCACCGATCGTGAAGACCTGGTTGGTCGCGAAGCCGGTGGCCGATTTGACTTTGACTTTCGTCGCGGCTGCGGCGGCGTCTGAGGTGAGCGTCGTCGCGAAGGTGAAGCGGCGCGTAAGCTCGACGTTGAGGCCGCCCACCGGGCCAGCTTCAGATTCCTGGCCCTGGATCGACGTGGCGTTGTCGAATGTGAACTTCGCGCACTGCCCGGTGCATTTGATTCCGCGGGCGGTCGTCGGTCCGATCAGCTCGCCGCTGGACGCTTCCGTGACGCTGCCGCTGTTTTTGTGGGAGATGAAGCAGCGCTTGAAGTTGATGAACTGGTGCGGGAATTTACCGCCGGACTTGCCGCCGTCCCACCACATCGCGTGGCCGCTCCAAGAGCCGAGCCAGGTGCAGTCCTCGAAGTACGCCGCGTTGACGCCGCCTTCGGTGCTGCCGCCGGTTTCAGCGAAGAGGTAGAAGGAGCACTGGCCGAGGTTGCCGTTGGGTTCGAAGGTGATGTTGCGCCAGCCGCAGTACTTCACCAAGCCTTTGGCTTGGAGGATCTGGCCAGGGTTGCTCGAGCCAGCCTTGGCCTTGAGCTTGGTGTGACCAGCCGCAGCTCCTTCGAAATGCACGCTGGTTTCCCATTCATAGCCGTCAACGATGTAGGTTTTTCCCGCCAGACGGACCGTGCCGCCACCGGCCGCGACGATCGCTTTACTTGTGGCCTGGAAAGCAGCGGTGTCGTCGGTGGTGCCGTTGCCCACCGCGCCAAAGTTCTCTGGCACGAGGTCGAGGATGGTGATCGCCGGGTTGTCGGTCCCAACCGCCTTGCCAGCTTCACCGATGCTGCCGACCGCCGCGCCGCCGCCTTCTCCAGCGAGTTTTTCGACCTCGGCTTTCGCTGCCGGGCTCAGTTCCGAGCCAGCCAGGTCCGCGCCGGCGACGAACTTCTCGTAGTGGTAGACGCCACCGACTTCAGCGACTGCCCAATAGCGGGTTCCTTCCGTCAGGCCGCTGAACGTCAAGGTGCCAGCGGTCATCGTGGCTTCTGCCGCCGAGGAACCGATGGGTGCGCCCGAGGGAAGAGTCGGGGTCGGCCAGTTCGTTGTCAAATACGCTTTGACGACTGTGCCGTTCGGGAACAGGGCGTTGTTTGTCAGCGTGAAGGAACTCATCTCAGCTCACCGAGAACTGCGTGTAGAGGTAGGTGTCTCCGACAGGACCCGATGCGGCCCACTGGCCCGACGTCAGCCCGCGGACCTCGAGCAGGCCGCGTGCCTTGACGGTCGCTGATGCGGTCGGTGAGGGGATCGGCTCCCGTCCGAGGCCGCGCTCGATCTGGACCGTGTGGGCGGGGTAGAAGCCGACTTTGGTGTCCGGCGGGAAGCGGTGGTTGCGGACCACGATGACCGGGCCCTTCGGCTTGCTCGCCCGCTTGGCCGGTTTCTTCGCCGCAGGCAGCGTGCCGGTCTTGGCCTTGACTTTCGTGGTGCTAGCCACTTCCCGTTCCGCCTTGGCCGCCGACTTCTTGGCGGTCTTCTTGGGAGCCGCCTTTTTCGGAGCGGCTTTCTTCTTGGCTTTTTTGGTCGCCATGTGTCAGCCCTCCTAGCTGGCGTCCGTCCAGAACAGACAGGTGCGCTGTTTGCCACCTTCGCCTGACTTCGAACCCTGGGTCGTGGTTGAGATGGTCACGGCCGCACCGCCGCCCGAGAGCGGAGTGCCGCCGTTCGCGCCGGTCATCGCCGCAACGTTGGTGCCCGACCATGCCTTGAGGAACTTCACGGTGTAGGGCGTGGTGCCGCCAGAGTTGCCCGGTCCGCCTTCGACTTTCACATCGCCTTCCGCGACGTTAGAGAGGGCGACCAGCGCTTCTTCGACTTCGAGCGCGGTGGCGTTGAATTTGATGTTGCCGGTCTGCTGGCCTTCAAAGGTCAGTTTGAACTGGCCCGCCGTGGCGTCGACTTTGACGCTCTGGAGCTCGTCGACGACACCCTCTAGTAGGTAGGCAGTCGTGGGTTCAAGGCCGGAGAAGGTGACCGCGCCGCCTGACATCACGCCGCTCGCCACGGGCGCGGGGATTGGGGTACGGCCTTCGCGACGCTCGACCTCAACTTCCCTGCGGAGAAACGCTTGGACTGCGGTGCCATCGGGAATGTGCCCTGCGAGCGGTGTGACTGTCTTCGAAACGGACATAGCTAGCCTCCTGTGGCTGTCGGTTCTGGGGCGGCGCCGTTCTGAGTCGGTTCGGCGCCTTCGGGTTCGGGGGACGAGCCTTCGCCTGGAGGCCCTGCGCTAAGTGGGGGATTGGTGATCTGTTGGTGGGCGGCTTCGAGGATCTGGTGGATCTGTTCGTCCGGGATGCCGTGCTGTTGCATCGTCTGGCCGATCGCCATGACGCTCTGCTCCGCGTTGGGACCGGGCGGTTTGAGCAGCGCCTCGGGTTCGTCGTGGCCGAGTTTGCGGAGCAGGTTCGAGACGACTTTGCGGTGGTCGAGTTCTTCGAGGAAGGGGGTCAGCGCATCGACTTCCTGCACCGCGTCCGATTTCTTCTGCGCTTCGCTTTCGGGTTCCGTGGAGCCGTCCACCGGATCGACTTCGATGTCCGCGTTGAGCTGGGCGGGCCCGCACTCGACGAAGGAGTAGCCCGTGGGGGTACTGAGCGGGGCGGTCGGCGCTTCGATGCGGATCGTCTGCCCCTGCCCCTCCTCGGTGATGTGCTGGCGGTAGAGATCGAGCCGCTGGTGGACCTCGCGCCGCAGCGTTTCGACGTGGAAGTTCTTGGTCTTCTGCTTGATCCGTTTGTTGGCGACCTGGAGGTTCAACTGCGTCGCCGTGGCGGTTTCCGAGCCGCCCATGCCGAGCGCGGTTTCCGAGAGTCCCGTCGCTAGCTCGATGTCGGTCTTGAGGGCCTGCTCCTCCTCGACGCCGGACGCAGGGAGGTCGGTGAAGGGCATCGGCATCATCACCTCGCCGGGCGGTCCGTCAACCGGGACCATCGCGCCGATACCCGTGACCATGTTTTTCGGGTTCAGCATCCCGCGTGAGTAGAAGTAGCCGCGGTTCATCGAGAGGGTGGCTGCGTCGCGCCGCTGGCCCCGCATCGCGTTCAACTCGAAGTTCAAGTGGGAGATCGGCTCGGCCTCACCGATCCCGACGAACTCATGCTCGACGACGACGGGCCGGAAAATCTGGAACGGGAAGTCGCCATGCAGGAAGGGGTTCTCGGCCTCCTGAACGAGCAGCGTTTTCCCGAGGACCGTGTAGACGTTGTCGCGGTCGTGGTACTCCCAGACCTCGAATAGCTCGTTGCCCTCCGAGCCCTCGAAGGTCGAGAGGCCGGCAGCCTGCATCCGTTCGGCCCAGACTTCCCCGCGAGCCGTCGTCGAGGAGAAGCTTTTGACGCGCTCGAGATCGAGTTCGACCCAGCCGCCTTTTTCTCCCTTGGCTCGCCGTTCCTTGCCTTCCGTGACTCGATCTTCGATGTACTGCATCGAGCGCCAGTTGCGGTGAATGACGTAGCCGCAGGAGTCGAGGTTGTAGCCGATCGGATCCCAGAAGAAGTCGAAGATGTCCACCGATTCGACCATCGGGCCTTCGTAGACCGGAGTTGCGGCGCCGCTGCGGACCTGGTAGCCAGCAGCGGCAGACATCGGGACAATTTCCTTGCGACCGCTGCGGAAGCGTTTTTCCCAGAAGAGCTTCTGGACGCCGATGCCGTAGCGCAGACCGGAGCGGACGGTTTCCTGAAGCCGCATCTCGTATTCCATGCGCTTCTGATCGCGCTCGAAGAGGCGTTTCACCGGGTCGCAGGCGGAAAGCGCCGATTCCTGGTTCGGCTTGACGCTGATGGTCGGGTCGGTCGAGAGGATCCCTGGGAGAACCGTCTCGATGACCGTGTAGATGTAGGGCACGAAGAGGTCGTCGCCGAAGACGCGGCGGAATTCCTGCATCACCGAGTCCCTGTCGTTCGGCGTAGTCGCCTGGGCGTGGCGGTTCCGCAGCCGCTTGTAGTTGCGGCTCAGCCCGTAGTAGGTGTTGAAGCGGGGATCGAGATCCTTGTGGAGTTTGTTGCTCGCCTCGAAGCGCTTGCAAATGAACTCGAGCAGGGTCTTCTGTTCGTCGGAGAGTTCGTCGCTGGAACCGAGGCCGGGCATCACTCAGAGAGGGCTGGTGCGGGCTCGCGGTCCTCGGCGTCTGCGTCGGCTTCAACCTGGCATTGGCAGGGTGCCTCGTCGGGCCGTTCCTCGGGATCCAGTCGCCCGCAGATTTCGCACGCCTCTGGCTCGTCGGGCGTCTCGCTCTCGATGGCAACGCTCGGTTCTTTCAGGTCGGTGACCGAGACTCCGGCAACCTCGTCGGGAGCGTCCATCGCGATCACGCGGGCGTCGCGAGTCTCGTAGTCGATGGCGAGGCCGAGGGTGTCGAAGCTGCCGTTGTCCTGCTCGGCGCGGAAGGCGGTGACGTAGAACTGGCCGCCGACTCGCTCGAGCGTCGAGAGCATCTCCGAGAGAGCCGCGATGGTCGGGAAGTCGGCCTTGTCGGCGAGGGCGGCGGCGGCGCGGTGGGCGGCTCCATCTCCCGGCACGGAGCCGTTGGCCGCATTCTCGGAGTAGTTGATGTCTCCGAACTTGCGCTTCGCCATCAGGACTTGCCTTCCCTAATCCACTGGTAGAGCTCCGGGTCGGAGGGGTTGGCAAGCTCGTTGGCCTGGTGGCGGGCGACGACCGCTTCCTGCTCGGGGGCGTGGACCTCGGAGCAATGGCGAACGTGGCGGCCGAACTTCTCGGGCTGGTCGAGCGCGAACTCTGCGCCGCAGCTCAGGCACTTGTTGACCGCGACCCCCTGCTCTCGGTTCCGGGCGACGGAAGGAGGCAGGATCAGAAAACCTGGGGCTGCGGGCATGAGGAGATGGTCGGCCATTGGCGTTAAACGTCTACTAGACGGTTAACAGCATGAGCGTGAGCGGGGACGGAATCAGCGCATACGGGTGTCGTAGCTCGCGAGACTGTGCGATTGGGCGACGAAACCGCGCTCTTCGGGACCCTCATCAAGGTCCATGAGCGGTCGCTCGCGCGCTACTTGCTGGGCGATCATGTACGCCATCAGGAGGTCGTCGTACTTCCCTGGCTCGGCTTCTGTCGAGCCGTTCTCGTTGCGGGTATAGGTGCGAATCTCGTTGGCGAGCAGGCGCGACTTGATCCCGTCCTCAGCCTCCTTCAGCAGACCGGCCATCCCTGCGACGAGTTCGGGCTTCGTGCGCTGAGTCGTGTCGAACCCGAGGCGAAGCTCTAGGGAGTCCTTGGTGCTTTCAGCTTTCCGGGGGCGGTAGATCCGCATGTAGTGGAAGTCGCGGTAGAGGATGCGGATGATCGGCCTGCCGAACCCCCCCGTCCGCTCGGGCGCGACCCAGGCTTCGTTGAAATACAGGGCGACCAGCAGAAGGATTCGGGCGACCTCCTCCGGTTCGATCCGCGATCTGTACTCGGCTACCTGCTCGCGGGTCCGATGGTCGATCACCTGGATCGCGTGGTAGTCGGTTTCGCGGGTCGTTTCCGTATTGCCGCCCGAGAGGTCAGCCGCGACGATGAACTCTTTGCCGTGTAGGAACTCCTCTCGCTCATGTTCGTCTTGGGGCATCCAGAGGCGGCAGGGAGCGGTCGGGTTCTGAGTGCCCGATTCGCGGGGAACCCAGAGCGCCTTGTCGGGGACCTGGATGTTGTTCCCTGACCGGTCGACCTGCGGGGCGGTCGACGCCGCCACGAAGTCTCCAATCAGCGGGCCGGGGGTTTCTGGGGTCGGCCGCTTCGGGTCTGTGAGTTCGACCCGCACAAGGAGCTGCTGGACGCGGTAGGGATCGAAGACCTTCTGGCCGGTGGCGATAAACGCCTCCTCGGCCGTGGACGGGTACTCCTGATGGAAGACCCGGACGTCGCCGCCATAGTCGCCCGCGATGACCTGCCGGCGCCAGTGGAGTTGCTCGAGGCTCAGTTCGTGATGCGCGGCGAGGTCGTGCTCTTCTTCGGCGTAGGGGATGTTCTGGTCCCCGACTTGGAAGGCTTCCTTCTCGGTGGCGCTGGCGAACGGAAGGGCGTATTCCTCGTCCTTCCACCACGGCCAGAAGAAGGCGATCCAGCCGCTTCGACCCTCGACAGCCTCGTCCCAGCGATCCTTGAAGGCGTTGTAGCCGTTGGCGGTCGACTCCATGATGAACAGCGTCTCGGGGTCGCTCGGGACTGCCGCCATGAGCGAGGTCAGCTTCGTCTCAATCTGGTCCCAGAAGGCGACCTCGGAAGCGTGGATCCCGCGGTAGGTCCCGCCTCGGCCAGCCTGGAACTCGCCCGCGGTGTCGACGAGGTAGGTCGAGTCGGGATACGCCTCCCCGCGCTGCCAGTTCCCGTCGCCGACGAAGTGCAGGTTCTGGGAGCGGCGGTGCGCGCCGATGGCGGGCTTCAACTCGGCGTCCTCGGGCAGGTTCGCGTACATCCGCTCGCCCATGCGGTAGAGCTTGCCGCCCGTCTTCTTGTCCTGGGCGACGACCACGGCGTCGAAGCGTTCGCGCAGGGTGCAGCGGTGGATCAGCTTGCCCTGCGTGTAGGTCGAGAAGCCGAGCTGGCGGGCCTTCAGCACGATCGCTCGCATCGGCTTTCCTGCGGCCCGCTGCGCCTCAAGCTGTTGGTCTAGCTCGAGCTGCCCCGCTTTCAGCTTGAAGGGGATCAGGTTCCCCTGCTTGTCGACGATCTTGGCGAAGTTCTCGGCCCAGAACGGGAACTCCTCGATGACCCTCTTACGGACGGCATCGATCTCGGATTTCGGGGCGGAAGTGGCGGCCATGAGCGTTTAGCGTCTACTGGACACTCTACGTTCACGACTCCCTGAAAAGCGACAGAGGCTCCCGAAAGGAACCCGAGACGCCCCAACAGCGCCGCCCGATTCGGCGGCGCTCACCGACAGGAGACAACGTGAAGCGACTCGCCCTGGCGGCGGTCGCGGCCCTCGCATTTGCCGTGCTGGCCGCGCCCGCCGTCTCCCAGAACGACAACCCGAAATCTACTCCGACCCCAAAGCGCTGCCTACCCGGAGCGGTCCGGGCCTACGCCGCGAAGGTCTGGGATCAGACCCGCTGGCGGCGCGGCGATCCGAAGCAGGCAGCGGTCGAGGGATTCCGCGCCCGCTTGGCCTGCGCGCCGGCCGGATCTCGTTCGCATCTACGCCAGTTCTGGCGATCCCTCCAACGCGACTACTACTCGGCTCGGCGGGTAAGACTCTGGCGGGCTCGGGTGACGCCGTACTACGGCTGCACATCTAGCGGTGGCTGCCACGCTTGGGCCATCCCGGCCTACATCGTGGAGTGCGAGTCGGGGGGCCGCTACAACGACCCCTCCGCCCCCAACGGCGCCTACTCGCTGCTCTCGAACGCTTTGCAGGGCGTCCCAACCTGGGATACGTGGCGACCCGCCTCGGCAGCGGGCGATGCCAACCCCTACGAGGCCCCGCCGAAAGCGCAAGACATCGCCGCGCACCGCCTCTGGGTGGCCTACGGCTCCGAACCCTGGGAATGCGCCTGACGCGCTACAGTTCCCGCGTCGTTCAGGGACTCGTCTCTGGATAGACACCCCCCAACGGCCCCGGCTCACGCTGGGGTCGTTTGGGTTCTGGAACGCGACCGCTCAGGACCTCAACGCCGCCTTCGCCGCCTCCCTGGCTTCTTCGCGGCTGACGACCCGCTCGGCCGTTTTCTGAGGCATCCGTCTGGCGTGATCGCGGACCCGCCGGTCGTGGTCGGGGCCGGGAATGAACTTCCGGCCATCTGGGGTGGCAGCCGCCACGGTTGGTGCCGCCGGCCTGGGCTGCCCGCAGTCCTCGAGCGCCAGCTTCCTCAGGTAAGCGCTCACCTTCCGAGCCCCGCCGGCCTTCTCCTGGATCAGCGCCTTCTCAGCAGGGGTGGCCCGCAGCGGGATCAGCTCAGTGCGGTTGGTCTTTGTGTCCACAACTGGAGCCTAGCGGCGGGTTCGGGGGGTTTGTGTATACACGATCTGGGGTGCAAATACGTGGGTGAGGGTGGTAATGGGACCCGTTGTGGGACTCCGGCGCGCTGCGAGGGGGTGGGCGGTCGGCTAGGCGTGGTCAGGCTGCGGTCTGATGTTGATGATGCCACTCACTCATCGCGCAACGTCAATGCTCATGCCATTTGCTTCGCTTGCTGTTGACCACGTTGCTACCTACGTAGGCGTGATCCGTGGTGATCCGTGCGTAGCATCGAGGCATCGTCGTCTAGTTGATTTGACGGGCACGTAGCGGCTTGATGGTCGTCCTTGCCTAAGCCCGTCCCGTTCTTCCTGGTGTCCGACCTTCGCTGCGCTCCGTGCTCCCGTGTCTCCGTCTTAGAGGATGGGCGTCGGTTGGGGCGGCTCCGAGGCGGCGCTTCGTTCCTGGCCGATCCGAGCAAGGCGCTCTACGGCCGTCTCGTCTCGCTTTGGGTCGTTGCCGTTTTCGCCCGGTGACGATCCGGGGCGGTTCGCCGCTTTGCGTTCGGTCTTCTCGATGCGGGCCAAAGCTTGGTGAATCCGCGCTACGACGCCGACCTGGGCGAATGTGATCTTCCCAGGCGGCTGTCGTTCGATGGCGTGAAGTTCGCGGCGCAGCAGCTCGGCCGCAGCGAGTTTCGTGGCGCCGGCCGTCGCAGTCAGAGTGTCGCGTTGCGTCGTTTCGCGAGCCTGTTGGTCGCGGATCTTCTTCAGGTGATACTGGACGGAGCGGATTCCGATATCGACCTCGTAGCCGATCCCGCAGTCGTCCTCTCGGAGGCGGCGCAGCATCTCTTTGGGGCCGACCTCTGCGAGCAGCATCTCCTCGATCGTCTGCCTGACGAGCTTCGTGTTGTGCTTCCTTGCCATCGTGGAAGTGTCGCTTTTTGGGCGGATAGGAAGCGAGGCGGGAAGAAACGGGGCGCTGAGAGGCCGCTGGAGGCTTTCAACGGAAGTGGCCCTTGTGATCCTTCACGCGGGTTTGTGCCTACAACCGGATTCACGTCAGGTTGCTTTCGATGCGGTCGATCAGCCATCGCTTCCATTCGTGGCCTTCTGGGTCGCCGGGTACTCGGTCCTGGAAGTTCAGGGTGCGGTCGCGGGAACGGCAGATGAGCTCGATTGAGTCGAACTTTTCGATGCGGTTGGTGCCGGTGATCGGTTTTTCAGAGGGCGCGTTGGCTGCGCCGGCGATGGCCTGGAGTAGACCGATGGGGCCGATGTCCTTTTCTTTCAACCGCGGCCGTAGGTGGCGGAAGTCCTCGACGCTGAACTGCGAGCGGAAGTGGGCGGTCGCGAGCTGCCACCAGGTGTAGACCTGCTCTGCCTCGGCCCAGAGTTTGTGATTGCGATCCTCGGCCTCTTGGTTGCGTTCGAGCCGGGTGAGGCGGCCTTTCATCACGCGCAGATCCCGCTCGTATTGGTGGATTACGTCGTCCTTGTTGGCGCACTCCGGGCAGCCTGCGTAGTCCTCGAACTTGCCTGTGGCGGGATCGACGAGGCGCCAGATTCGTTCGGGCCCGTCGCTCACCGGGAAAGAACCTCATCAGCGACGGGATCAAGCCACTCGATCAGATGGCGCTGAACCGTTTGGGCGTAGTGTTCGCCAGGCGCGAGGAATAGGAGCAGCGCGGCGGCGTCTTCCGTATGGATGGAGATTGGCTCCTCTAGGTGCCGACTGCCTTGTCCTCGGCGTCCAGGGAGTCTGCGCGCCCTTTGCTCATCTTCGATTTCTTGCTCTTGGATCAACTGGCTAAGCAGCATCTCCTTGGTCACCTTTTGGCCCGCCGGATCGTAGAACTCGCTGTAAGCGAAGGCCCGCACTTGAGCGATCCAGTCGTCAATAGTCGGGAGTGGAATTTTGAATCGCCTAGCTGCCTCAGCGCGGCCACGTTTTCTTGCGAAGATCAGTACGCGCTCTATTTCCTCTCGTGGATAGGCCCGTTTCTTGCGGGTCGCGGATGGTTGAGCTGCCCTTTTTGTCGCAGCCCGGTTTGTGTAGCACCCCCGACAGAGTCCTCCCTCCCGGCTACAGGGTTGCCCGCACTTACATGCGTATTTCATGCCCGCCCAACCCACTCCCGCGCCAGTTCATCGAGCCGTTTGAGGCGGTCGTCAGGGTTCATGGCGAGGATCTGAGAGAGGCCCTGGTAGGAGCGGCGCCAACGAGTCGTCAGCTCGCGCTGGTGGCTCAGTTGGTCTTCGAGCTCGAGCACTCGCATTGCGTGGTCGAACGCCTCACCATCGACCATTTCGAGTGCCTTCAGGGCCTTCTCGATCTCACGCCTGGCGAATCTGAGGTGGCGCGAGGGTTCAACTACTGGCTGGGTAGGCCCAGGGTCCGGCCTCGAAGCAGCTTCAGACATAGAAAACCCAATGCCCCTTCGTGGAGAGGAGGCTTCTGTCGTCTGGGCCGGGTGGCTTCGGTGAGTCCGTAGCAAACCTCTGACCGATTTCCGTGAGGAGCGGCGCTACCGGGTTACGAGTCTTCGAGTGCCCCTTCAGGCCGTCTCGGAGGCTCGTTTCTCGTTGTCGAGAAAGTTCCCGCCGCGCTATGAGGTCCCACCCAGGACGGCGCGGCTGACGCTGCCGTACTAGGTGGTCTGACCCAGGAAGTAAATTGGAAGATGCTTGATCACACTCGGGACCATATTTCCCGTCGCAGACGCCACCGCAGGGAATTTCCCCGGTGGCGTTTCGCGTTGTAGGGCCAAGTCCGCCACAGATCACGGATGAATGTCCTCAAGCTGCGCGTGGGATGTCTCGCGGTGCTTGAGTTCAACGACGCAGACCGCGCACTTGCCGTTGCTGCTCCCGACCTCGTAGTAGCCGACGTAGCAGCGCGGACAAGTGACCTTGACGCGATGAGGCGGGTTGGCGTCGTAGTGGTCGAGCTCGTCCTTGGCGACCCGTTCGTCTCGGCGCCGCGCAAGCTGCCGCTCAAGTTCCGGGCTGATGTAGCTCGGGTCCGCGTTGACCTCGATGAACCTCGCCGGCCCGTCTTCTGGGTTGCCCAGGTGGTCGAAGGGTTGGTGCGGGTCGGGGACGAGGCGGTTCAACGGAGCCGCGCCTTCGCCTTAGCCAGCTTCGAGCCCAGATTGAGTTGGGCCTGCTGGTCGTCTTTGTGGCGGATCGAGACTCGGACGTGCTGCAAGAAGTCGATCTCGCTGGGCGTGAGGTAGATGTGGGTGCCCTTGCCTTCCCTAGATGGTCGTCGGACGCGTTCTCCGGCCTCCTGAGCGGCGTTCTGGTGTTTCGCGGCCCAGGACTCGCGGCGACAGTTAGCGGAGCAGAAACGCTGATGTGGGCGGCCCTTCGAAAAGGCACGACCGCAGGGTCTGTTCTCGCAGTAGCCCCAATCGCTCACCGCTCCATCTCCCGATCCCAGCCCTCGGCTTCGGCAGCGAAGCGTTCCTCGGCCGCCGCCTCTTGCTCGTCAAGGACAGCGCCGCAGGCTTGGCACCAAACCTCGTCGTCGACCTGGGCATCGCACTCAGGGCAGACGTCGAAGCGCTCGGCCTGATGGAAGTGCGGGTGGCTGTTGTCGACGCCGGGCGGGTAGTTGCTCAAGGTCACGGCCTGCCTCCGAAAAACTCGGGGTGTTCGCGGCAGAACTGCACCGCTTCCGCTGCTCTCTCCTCCGGTGTCCGCTGATTCAGCGCGCGCTGCAAGGGGATGAGCGCAGCCGCTTCACCTCCGTCGTGACTCTGGCGGCGGCTCTTGCGACGTTCTCGGCGACGCTGCTTCTCGGCCGCGCCCATCTTCTTGCGCTTCATGCGGGCCTCAGCACGATCTCGGTGCGGGACCGATCTCCGTAGCGCTTGGCCGCCACGGTTCGGACGATCCGCGAGTCGTCCTTGAAGGCGTTTTCGTTCAGCGCATCCTCTATGAGCTTCACAAGGTTGGAAAGGTCTGGGCGGCTGATCGGCTCAGGCTTCGCGGAAGGCAGCAGCTTGTCCGCGTTGCGACCGCTGCCGAAATGCGAGGAGGGGCGCTCGAAGTAGAAATCGACCTCGAGGATCAGCGGCGTGTCCTCGTCGAACCGCGGTTCTCCGGCCCGCTCCCATGCATCGACAACTGCGCCGATCTGCTTGGAACTCGACGGTGCCAGGTAGCGCCCACCGAACTGGCCGGCGCTGGTCCGCGACAAGGCGACAGGCTTCCCGAGGACCCGCAGCGTGATCTCCATCAGCGCCGCACCACCTTGCGAGGCGGATGCTTCTCCTCTGCATAGCCGTGGCAGGTTCCGGCGAAGGGATAGGCGGCGCCGCAGGACGGGCACTTGAAGGGCTCGAAGGTGTTAGCAACTGCTAAACGGTGCGGGGAAAAAAACGCAGGGCCGCTCACCGTTCAACCCGCCCCAACACCGCAAGAGGGGCACGATCCGCCGAACCGACGAGCTTCGTTTCATCGTCCCGCCATTGCTTCAGGGCGGACAGGAGCTCGTCTCGCTGGGCCTGCAACCGGTCGTATTCGGAGGCGGGGACTACCTCGACCCGATTCGTGGGCGGTCCCTCAACGATTTCGCCGCCGATGGTCCCGCGGGTAATGAACCAGCGCCTAGCCACGGTCCGTCTCCTCTGAGGTCGATTCGCAGGCCGCTTTCCACTCGGAACGCATTTGGGGCGGGTAGAGCAGGATCTGGCCATCGCGGATTATGTAGCGGGCGGTGTCGAAGTAGCAGCTAATTATCGTGACCATTCTGGGATCGCGGCTGCGGATGCGAATGGCGCCATCCTCGGCTGCGTCGAACAGGATGCCGTAAATCAAGCCAGTCCCTTCGGCCAATGCGTTCTCGATATTCGCGTCTCTATCGCCC